CTGAGCGAATGGCAATCAACAACGCAATCGGTCGAGCAGGCCAGGTCGGTTTCACACCTGCTGGAAATACCGGTGTTGAGATTGTTGGCATCACCCAGTTCATTCGTGACCTAGCCAAATCCGATCAGAACTTCAGGAAAGAAGCCAACAAGGCTTCCACTGCGATTGCCAATTTGTTGGTTGTGGCCGCCAAGTTTGAGGCAGGTTCGGTCACCCGTAACCGTCAGGCAACTGAGGTCATGAAGGGAATGAAGGCTAGGACTTTCAATTCTCTACCAGCAGCAGTTCTTTCAAGTAGTTCAAACTTTGTGTCCAAGTCCCGTCCGAACCGTAAACGCAAGCGCAAGGTGACTCGGGGTGACGTGTTCTTTGGTGCTGAGTTCGGTGGTGCCAGAACCCCAAAGACCCAGCAGTTCCTTCGACATCGAGGCAAGTCGGGCTACTTCTTCTGGCCTACCGTCAGGAAGCACAAGAAGGATATTGCCAAAGAATATCTTGATGCGATTGACCGAGTTCTGAAAAAGTTAGAAGACACCAAGATGCAGGAAGCCGCAGCCCGTCAGGCTGCTGGTGGGGTTTACAACATGACGGATCAGGGTCTCACCTTCGTCCCTGATTGATACTTGACTCGGGCTGTCATTCCGCTACCCTGACAGGGAGGGAGGTAGTCATGGCAGTTCTGTTCAGCAATGTGAAGGCGATTGAGCCGAAGCCGTTGGCTTCCTCGTGGGATCAGTTGCGTGAGCTTCTGTCGTACCACGAGGAGAACTCTTCCAAGACTGATGGGGCTTTGTGGTCTCCTGTTGAGTATTACCCTGACGCGACTCGTGGCAACCGTAATGTGCGGTTCATTGAGGCGTTGGTTGTGGACATGGACGGTGAGTCGTTCCGTGAGGCAAGGCTTGATGGGTTGGAGTGGTTTGCGTATTCGACCTATTCGCATCGTGATGATGATCCTCACTATCACTTGGTGTTGCCTTTGGCTGAGCGTGTGCCTGCTTCATTGTGGAGGGCTGTGTGGCAGGGATTGCATGAGCGGTTGAATCTTGTTGGTGACCCGCAGACGAAAGACCCTGCACGGTTGTTCTATCTTCCTCAGCATGCACCTGGTGAGACCTTTGAGTTTCATGAGGGTCGTGGTGTGTTGTTGGATACTGATTTCAGTTGGGATGTTGTTGAGCAATCTAAGCCTGTGCAGTCTCGGCAGGTTCGTCAGCCTCGTGCGCGTCGACATGAATCGTACTTATTCACTGAGCAGTTCTGGAATGAACCTGCAAAGGTTTGGTCGTGGACAGGTTTGGAAGGTGCTGAGAAGTGGAAGGCGGCTGCAACAGAGTTTCGTGCTTTGCGTCAGCGGTTGGAGGCAGGCGAGTAGAATCGGCGCATGGCTGGTGAGCGCACGTTTGTTGTCAAGTTTGTTACCGATATTGGTGATGCGACTACTGGCATTGGAAAGATGGCGAAGAGTTTCTCTGGGTTGAGTGGTCAACTGGAGAAGGGTGTTGGCTCAGCGTTGAAGAACCTGATCCCGTCGTTCAAGACGATGGCGATTGCTGGTACTGCTGCGGCTGGTGCTGTGGCTGCGGCATCATTCAAATTGGTGCAACAGGCATCAAATCTTGAGGAGTCTCAGTCCAAGGTGAACACGGTGTTCAAGAACTCGGCGTTCATTGTTGACAACTTTGCGAAGACTTCAGCATCTTCGTTCGGTATCACGAAGCAGGCTGCGTTGGAGGCAGCAGGTACATTCGGCAACTTGATCCAAGCCTTTGGTATTGGTGAGGGTCAAGCCGCAACCATGTCGGTCACATTGGTTCAGTTAGCTGCTGACTTGGCTTCGTTCAACAACACACCGATTGAAGAAGCAATCATGGCGTTGCGTTCAGGTTTGTCCGGTGAAGCCGAACCGTTGAAGCGTTTCGGTGTGGCCATCAACGATGTTCGTCTGAAGCAAGAAGCGATGAATATGGGCTTGTATGACGGCAAGGGTGCGCTCGATATCACCGCCAAAACTCAGGCCGCCTATGCGTTGATTCTCAAAGATACGAACCTGGCTCAAGGTGACTTCTCACGAACCTCAGAAGGCTTCGCCAACCAGATGCGTATCTTGCAGGCTTCGTTGTCTGACGCTGCAACTGAAGTCGGTTTGGTCTTGTTGCCTTACTTCAAAGAGTTTGTTGGATTCATCAACGACAGGATTGTTCCTGCGATCACAGCGTTCGCTGAGAACCTTGACGAGAAGGGTCTTGGTCGATCCTTTGAGTTTGCGATTGCTGCGATGGGCGACTTCGGCATCCAAGCGATTGCGGTGATGAAGTCTGCCTATATCGCCACCCTTGAGTTCGCCCGAAGTTTGGCTGACATCGTCGAGAAGTTGGGTCAGGTCGGAATCATTGCGTCAGCTCTGTCACGCAACGTGTCTGGTGCGTTCAAGTCGGCTGCGGTTGGTATCGCTGCTAGCAACGTGGGTGACCGTATTGATGAGCAACTCGCTGGAGCGGATCAACTGTTCTACGATTTGGCTAACGGTGTGAGGACGGCTCGGTTGGAGTTGGATGCGTTGAAGTTCTCTAGCAATCGCACCACTGAGCAGCAGGTTCGGAACGCTGAGCGTGTTGGCAAGGTTGTGAGGACGACCATCAAGGAAGAAGACGATAAGGGCAAGGCGACTGGTGGTGCGGCTAAGGCTGTGGAAACTGCGAAGCAGAAGTTGGAGAAGTACACGGATGCGATGCGGGCTTCAACGAATGCGTCCAGGGCGTTCACTCAGGCGCAAAAGGATTCAAAGCGGGCTAATGAGGCGAAGGCTCAGGCTGACACTGACTTGGCCACAGCGGAAGCGAACTTGGCTCAGATCACTGCTGGGTTCGGAGCCGATTCTCCACAGGCTAAGGCGGCTGCGTTGGCCTTGGATAAGGCGCAGCGTGGTGTTGAGCGGGCTGGGTATCGGATTGAGCAAGCAACTTATGCGGTGACGGATGCTGAGTTGGAGTTGGCGAAGGTTCGTAAAGACCCTGAGTCTTCTGCGAAGGCTATTCGTGAGGCTGAGATTGCGTTGGCTGAGGCGAAGTTGGCTTTGAAGGATTCGATTGATGATCAGTCTGATTCGACTGGTGAGTTGAAGACTCAGCAGCAATTGTTGAATGAGGCTGTGTCGGGTGCGACTGATGGCAGTAAGGCTTATGAGGAGGCGTTGCTTGCTGTCAATGACGCGAAGAAGAAGCAGGCTGATGCTTCTGATGCTGTGGCTGATGCGATTTTCCGTGAGGCTGAGGCTCAGGAGCGTTTGAATGATGCTGAGGAGAAGCGTGGCGAGTTGGCGAAGTTGTATCCGAAGATTGCTGCGAACAATCCGATGGCACCGTTTGCTGGTTCTGTTCCGTCTACGGTTACCGGCAACGCCAGTGGTGGCATGGCTGACATCTATCGTGGTCAAACAAATGTGGTGGTGAATGCTGGTTTAGTTTCTAGTCCTGATCAGGTGGCTCAGGAGATTCAGGACATTCTGAATCGTCGTGCCAGGAACAATGGAGGGAACCCGTTTACGGGGACGTTCGGCTGATGGCGAAGGTGATGAAGTGGGGGGAAACGGTCAAGGTGTTGTTGGATGTCGGCTTTCTTGCTGACGCTTTCATACTTGATTCATCAACATTGAATGGCACTGATGTGCTGGATGGTTCAACAGACTTTGTGGATATCACTGAATATGTGCAAGCAGTGAACATCAATCGTGGTCGTCAAACCCAGTTGGATACTTTCAACGCAGGCACTCTCAACATCGTTGCAAACGACCAGGCTTCAGGCCGCCAGTTTGACCCACTCAACACCGACTCACCTTGGTATCAGGGTTCGTTGGGTATTGCCCCACGTCGCCAAGTGCAGGTGTACGGTGGCACCGCTGGCACAGCTGCAATGTTCTCAGGCTACGTCTTCGACCTCAACATTGACTATGCCGAACCACAACTCTCAACAGCAAGCATCACCGCTACGGATGCCCTAGCCCAACTATCACAAACCACACTCACCGCATTCACCCCATCGGCTGAACTCACCTCAGCCCGAGTCAACACCATCCTGAACAGGAGTGAGGTGGCTTGGTCTACAGCGTTGCGGTCGATCTCTACTGGTGTGGCAACGTGTGGCACGGTTGCCTATGAGGATGCGACGAATGCGTTGGCTGCTTTGCAGGCTGTGCAGTTCGCTGAGGATGGTCGTTTGTTTGCTG